AATTTAGAATATAAAAATAAATATTTAAAATATAAAAATAAGTATTTTAAATTAACAGGTGGTTCTGACACAGTTAATACTATTTTACTAATTACCGGATTAATAGGTATATTAGGTGCAGGTGGATATATTTTATATAATCAATTAAATACTAATGAGACAACTTCAAGTACAAATATAATTAATAGCAATAAATTTATGATTGATTTGAAGGCATTAATAAATAAAACAGGTTCTACAAAAAAATTTATTGAGAACTATTTTACATATTCGTCAATAAATTTAGTAGATTTAATAGAAAAATCTAATAAAAATAAAACAAATAGCAAAAATAAAATTAGTATGGAAACATTAATGTTAAATTATATATTAAAAAAAGAATTATATACACCTATCAAATTAGTAAATATAAAAAATTTACAAGATAGTAGAGATTATTCTGATACTTTAATTTTATGTTTAGAAAGTATATTTAAAAAATCTTCAAATAATTTATCTAATAAGAATTATAATACAATAAAAAATGAATTAATTGAATATATAGAACAAAATAAGTCATTTGATGAGTTTTTTGAATATAATAAAAATAGACCGTTACATACTATTCCTTCACAATTTAATATGTTTACTAATCCCACTAATCCATTAAATCTTACACAGACTAGCAAATATTCTTCAAAAGAAGAATATATTAAATATATAAAAACATCTAATAATTATGTATCAGATATTCCTATTATAAAAGCCGCTGCAGAAAAATATAATAAATATATTCTTGTTAATATTGAACTATCAAATAGTAAATATTTGAAAATATTTACTCCTAATCAATCACAAAATATTACTTCATTAAACCAGTCTAATCTTATTATATTAGATTATATTAATATGTGTGATTATAATTGTGATTTTATTAAAAATATAAATAGTAATATTGAAAAAAATACAGATTTTTATAAAAATAAAAACATAAAAAATAAGGTTTATTTTGATACAGATAAATTAAGTACAATAAATAATTTCAATAATTTGAGCATTGATTTAAAAAAAAATCCTGAAATAGAAATTAGTACAAATAGTTATAGTGAAAAAGAAGTATATGATAATATTGAGTTAGTTAATACTAATAAACTTATTCATTATGAAAAACAATTAATAAGTGAAAAAATAGCAAAAAGACCTTACTATCAATATTATGATTTTTATGATAAAAAAGATAAGGATATAATAAATAAATATTTTGATGAAAATATTAAACAAGATAAAAAATAGAAACATAAAGGTGTAAAATAAATGTATAAATTAAAAAAAATAAACGTATAAATTAAAAAATTAAAAATATTTAAAATTGATATTATAATATTATAATATAATATTATGGAATTCTGCACACAATGTGATAATAAAATGAATATTAAATGGAAAAAAAATTCAACTAATAATGAGAAACTATTAGTATATTATTGTATTAATTGCAGTAATACAAAAGAATACAATAAAAATACAATAGTAAATCCTAAATTATATCAACAAAGTTATGAAGTAGATAAGTCATTTATAACACTAAATAATGAATTATTATGTGAAGATCCTACATTACAAAAAGTAAGTAATCCTGATATTAAATGTCCAAATTGTGTAGATAAATCACAAGATATTGTATATTATATTTATGATATAGATAATATGAAGTATTTATATATTTGTTGTCATTGTAAATCCTCTTGGAAAACTGAGTAAATGATAGTTTTTACAGTTTATACATTTAATTAATTTACCATGGTTCATATCATCAATATCTTTTTTTAAAAAATTATTACGTTTATAATATTCATTACAAACTATGCATTTTATATATTTTGCTTTATAAATCATAATATTAATATATTATTTTAAATCTATTTATTTAAGTTCATTTATTTCAGTAATATATTAATCGTATTTATCTAATTTTAATAATATATTATTTAGTATATCTTCGTTAATTATATTTTTTAATGATATATAACTTGCACATATTTTTTTTTTATGTTTTATTTTTAATTTATTATCTATTTCTTGCAATATATTAATAGATTTTTCTGTTAAGTCTTTATTTAAAAATATTCCAACTAGTAACAGAACCAATAGTTTCGTCATTAGGATATTGTTTCTCAATAGTTTCTTCTACAATACTAACTATTTTATCACTATTAATATAATTTAAATAATTTGTATTTGCATTCTTTTTCTTAATAATATTATTTACTATTTGTTTTTTTGCCTCATTTTTTGAAGGTCCATTAAAATCACCATAATAATCCATCATTTTATATTAATTTATACTAATTTATCAAAAAAAAATATAATCAATTTAATTACCTATAAATATTATTTAATCTAGATAATTATAGTTTTTATTTTCACAGTTATAAAAATCACATATATAAATATTTGGTATATCTAAATTATTTATAAGTTTTATTGTTTCCTCTTTTTTAACTTCTGGTACAAATTTATCATTATTATTTATAAATCTATAACCATCTATTCTTGTTGAAGGATATTTATTTGTATTACTAAGTGACCAATAATATAAACTATGTTTATAACATGTTTTACATAAATGATAATAATAATATATATAAGAACTATAATTCATTTTACTTTGATATACAAATAAATTATTATTATTTTTATTTTTAACTAATTTATCTTCTAATTTATTAAGTATAATTTCATTTAATTGAACACTATTTTTTACAACTTGAAGTTTATTTTTAATATCAAAATAATCAATATTACATTTACATAAATAACATTCTTCATATTTTGATTCTATATAATAATCAGTAAAAGCACCATCGGTGTCTACTAAATAATCTTTTTCTATTATTGTATAATTATCTTTATTATAATCATTTGGTAAAAAATGTGCAGGTATATTTTCTAAATTATTTATACGTGTATTTTCATCACAAAAACATCTAATATGTAATTTACATATATTATTCATATTATTCATATTATTCATATTATTCATATTATTCATATTATTCATATTATTCATATTATTCATATTATTCATATTATAATTACTAAAATCAATTTTGTTCTTCTTCATTATCAATTTCAATATCAACACTGTTTTCTACTATATCGTCAATATATGATTTTTTCATCAATGCTGTTTCAGTTTCATATATAAATTGAATAAAAATTGCTAAATGTTCTAGTGAAAACATTTTTTTTAACTTTAAAAAAGCATTACAATTAAATTCCATTGGTTTATCTACTTTACTTATTAATAATGAAAAAATATAACCAAATGGATCTTCTTTACATGTTTCAAATTCATTTTTATATTGTTTTAAAAAATTATGTTTTTCAATTGAATTACCGATATCTTCAAGTTCTTCATTTATATATTTTTTAAATAATACATATGATTCATCGTCACAATCTGCAATCATTTTATTAATTGTTTTTATTTTCATACTATATTCACGTGATTCTTTACTTTGTTTTTCTGCAAAAACATGACCAGTTCTTTTAATTTTTCTTCTAACTGTTCCCTTTCCACCTATTTGAGTACTTTGTAAAACCATAATTATTATTTATATTATGTTATTTATTATTTATATATGTAATATTAACTTATAAATTATGTATCAAATTTTTTATGATATCCACAATAATGACCATGTTTAGCAGTTTTTTCACAATATTTACCACTTTTGAATACCGGACATTTTTTCTGTTGAATTAAGTGATTTTTATAAGCATCATTTTCAATTGTACTATCTAGTTTTACAGGTTTTTTAATTTTTGTAACAGTTTTTCTACTTTTTTCTTCAGATTCTTTAGATTCTTTAGATTCTTCCGATTTTTCCGACTCTTCTGATTTATTATCAGTTTGTATAATATTATTATCAATTAATTCTTCTTCATTAGTTGTATCATATAAGTCTAAAATTTTATCAGTATTATCATTTGAATACAAAGTATTAAAATTATTTATTTCTAATAAATTTGGTTTATTATTTTGTAATACTTCATCTTTATCTAAATCATATTCTTCTGATACTTTTATTAAAACAGATTCTGTAATTGTATTAATATTTTTATGTAATAAATCTATTTTATTTTTTTTTAAATTTTCTATTTCTTTTTTTGTAAAATCTATAACAGATTTTTTTAAATATTTATTAATTTTATCTAATTCATTTTCAATAAATTTATTAGTTGATTCTTTAAGATTATCTAATTCACTTTCACTAAAAGAAATATCCTCATAAATATTTTCAAGCAAATTATCGAGATCCATTATTTAGAAATTTATAAAAATCAATTTTAAATATACTTATTCGATATCTTACGCATATATTTTTATATAGATGCTTGTACTGTTAAAGGTTTATGTATAGTGTATTTAAACATTATTTTATCATTAGATTCAAATTTGTAAATATTAAAGTATTTTTCAAAATCATCCGGAACATTTAAAATAACTTTATGTTTTACTTTATAATTATGAAATATATCTATATAATCTTTCATTAATATATGATACATATCTTTTATTGAAATTTTTTCAGATATTTTGCGTCGTAATAATTTACCATAATAGTTTTTTTTCATTGATATTATATAAATTTTTCCCGATGCCGTAAATATTAAATGATTGTATATATTTCTATATATTGAATGAATAACACATTTTATCCATTGAAATATATCTGGTAATGAAAAACAACTAAATTCTGCTTTATCATGAGCTTTTTTTATCATATTTTCTATTTCAAATGTTATTACATAATTATTCTTTTCATCATTATTTTTAATATGTTTAAATAAATGCACCTTTTTATCTTTTTTTGTTGTAAATAACTCATCCATATTATATGATTGAAAATCCATTATAATTTGCTTAAATTCATTTACTTTACTCAAAACTAATAAACCACCAATATTATGATAAGTTAAACTATCATTTAAATTATTTGGTAAATTCTTTAATGTTTTTAATTGTGTCTCACTAAATTGTATAAATACCATAATATATTGATTATATATAGATTTTGTATTATATTTTATAAATATATGAATTAAACTTTTTAGGAAATAATAAATTTAAATTGATTTTTATAATTTTTATTTAAAATGACAAGTGGAGTATATGTAATTCAATGTAAAAATAAAGAAAAAATTTATGTAGGAAAATCAGATAATATTGAAAAAAGAACTGAACAACATGATTCAGGTGATGGAGCACAATTTATTAAAAATAATGGTGGTGTTTATAAACAACTGGATTTAATAACACCTAATAATACAGAAGATTTAGGATTAAGAGAACAACAAGAAACAATAGCTCAAATGTTAATGCATGGATTTAATAATGTTCGTGGTTGGGAATTCACAAGTAGTAATAATCTTACATATGAAGAATGTGTATCTATTAAAACACTTATTTTAGGTTCAGGCGATTTTTGTAGAAAATGTGGTTCATCAGAACATTTTGCTAAAGATTGTGAAAATAAAAAAGAAGATTGGTTAATTAGATTAGAAAATTGTATGAAAAAACCTATGAAAAATACTAAAAAAGAAGAAAATATATTTAAAAGTATTATTAATAATAAAAAAAATACTATTACAGATTTTGAATTAGAATTTGCTAAAACTAATAGAGGTAAATGTAAAATATGTGAATCAAATATAGATAAAGATGAATTAAAACTAGGTATAAAAGAAACTAATTTTAAAAATCAAGAATATACTAAATGGTATCATATTAATTGTTTTAAAAAACATAATAATATTGATATGAATATTATAGAAGATTTTT